ACTAGAAGATGACAAGGAAGCATCGATTGTATGTCGATATGCTGCTTATAAGAAAAAAGAAGATTTTCTATTTGCTGCAATTATGGATGATATGCAAACAGCTGAACAAGAAAAAAGCATATGGGATAACTTAAAACTAGATGAAAGATCTGGAAAAGAGTTTGAACTAGTTGAAATATCTTTTTCATATGAAGGTGAATTACATCAATTGCAATTAAGTAAAGAAGAACGTTTATTAATGTTACGTAAGTTTATACCTTTAGCTAAACAATTTATAACAACAGGATATGGAGCTATAGCTCCACCGTACAAAGATTTAATGGTAGTAGCATATCCATATGGCTTAAAAGTAAAAGATGATTTAACAGAGTATTCTTCTCAAAGAGGTCAAGCGCAGAGAGCGATGTTTGCTCGCAGGTTTAACTTCGGTGATGTAAAAGATTCTGGATGGATGTTTGCGAAATATAGTTCAGAAGGTAAGCTTCAACCTTTATAGATCTTCTGTAAGAGATCCTCAAACTGTTCAACCTTAGCTAAACGATTNGGCCAGAGAATGTAATCTTTCTCTGGATTTGCTTTGAGATTATTCAGNAATGGTATAATAGCATTATATAAACTATTCAATTTTTCCTCAGTAGACGTTGCTGTCTCTGATACCTTTTGTACTGCTTCCAATTCATCTTCATCAACTGCTGTGAATCCGAAGTCAAACATATCACTCATATTACACCTATTTTTACTTTTATTTATAACTTTGATTTCATTGAAACCTTTTTTGAGAAAAAGCCCTTTTTTAGTTGCACTTAGTACGAAAGGGTCCTATAATAAGGTATATTAAGGAGAAAAGAACATGGAAAATTTTGAAACAGGTTACACAGCAAAGCAGATCATAGAGAATTTTGCTGATGCGTATGTAGATATGGATGATGTAGTTCGTTGGAGATCTAACGACAAAGTTCCTTTTCTTGACATGGTAACTGACTTCGCAACGTTAGGTTTCATTGCTGATTTCCAAGTTGAGCTTTCTGAGAATACTCGTAAGATCGAGCAGACTGCATTCTTAAAAGAGTACATGTTTGCTCAAGCTAATCGTTCAGAAGAAGAAAAGAACGAAGAGCGTATGATGGCTCAAGCAGCTTTTGGTTCAGATGCTAAAGTTGTTAACGTAATTACAGGAGAAGTTTTGTAATGAAAAAGACAGAACTATTCACTTTCGAAGATGTTACGCTAGACGTAACCTTCGGAATCTCAGAGACAAGACGTTATGGAGGTCCTTTTGATAGAGGGATGTGTGATAGTTATTATCGTCGAGGTCATCAGCCTCATTACTATATTGAGGATACTCATAACTCAGATCGTATAGAAGAATCTGGTATGACAGAGGAAGAAGTGCTTGAATATCGTGCTGGTTTTTACTATAATGAAACTGTCAATATGGATTGGAAAGACTGGGGATGATTTATAGGAATGAAAAGTATGGCGATAGTAAAGTATTTTCTGTTGCTGAGAACTATGCCGGTACATGGCATATTATAGAATATGTTAATAACTGTCATAGAAGTGATATAACTATATCTAAAGAAGATGTAGGATCGTTTATTAAGAAGCTTGAAGACGGTGGTTGGGTAAAAAAAGATCGGTTATCTTGAAAATAACAGTTGCACTTTGTTTCGAAAGAGACTATAATAGGTTAAATAAAGAGGAAATATATTATGACATTTGTTGAACAACTACGTATTGAGCATGCTAACTTCGTTAAGAAAGAAGCTGCAAACTTTGCTAAGAAGCAAGCAAAAGAACAAGCTGCGTTTATGAGAAAGCAGCAGCGTCAGGCGAAAGCTAAACGTGAAGATAAGTCTATGCTTCGTAAAGAAGAGTTTCATTATACTGATGCATCTAAGTATGCTCAGCAGTACTATGGTGAGACTTATCATGAGACTACGAGATTCGATAACGATTGGGACTGATTTAGGTTTAGTTAATTGTTATCGAAAATCCTAACTACCAATGTACAAGGTTTTTAGTTAGGTCGGTGTGAACATCTGGTACCGACGGAAACCCAGGCGTTGCTATGAGCGAGATTATAGATAAGGGGAGGGACACTGCAGAAGGTCTCTCCCACGAAAACTATATTAACCTGCGTCTTGCAAATGAGGGAACCGGACCTGAACTTTGCCAGGCATTATTGTCGAAGAACCAAGGCGCAGATTAATATAGTTTTATTATGGAAGGAGTGAAAGTGGATATTGATACTGAGCAGAAGTTTCAAATATTAGAAATGATTATTGATAAGCAAAGCAAAGAGCTTACTCGATTATCGAATGCAATAGAACGAATTAGTATAGCAATGACTGCTGTGCGGATGAATGAACCAAAAGGAAAAAAGAGATGATGACTCGTAATGAAATGATTGAACAACTACAAGTACAAAAGTGTCGTGTAGTATTTAAAAAGATTAATGGTGAAGAGCGTGATATGGTATGTACTCTTATGGAGACTATTTTACCTAAAGCTAAGAAAGAAGATCCTTTAACTCAGAAGAAGGTTCGAGCTGTTAATGAAGAGACTATTGTGGCTTGGGATGTTGGTAAGGATGCATTTAGGTCCTTCCGTGTCGAGAATGTTGTTTCATTTTCGTAGATAAATAACATTTTAAATTGGAGCGTAAATGTTTGAAATAATAACATCAGTTCAGTGGATACTTCTTATAGGGGTATCCATTTCCGCTTTCATGATAGGTAAGAATTACGCTACTATGAAAATGGAAGAAGTCATTGAGCATACTATACTAGCTTTAATTGAGCAGAGAATGATCAAAGCTAAAAGAGATGCTTCCGGTGAATACGAAATATTCGAATACGATCAAGAAACTTAACAGTTGCACTTATTATAAAAAGAGACTATAATAAGGTATATATGATGGAGATGTGAAATGAAGAAGATTCGTAAAAAACGTAAACTAACCGATGAGCAGAAAGCTGTACTAGTAGATCGTATTACTAAAGCACGTGAAGCTAAGAAGCCTGCTGCTCAGTTATCTATTCATGAAACTGTTCGTAGTCTACCTGATGATGATATCTTCTCTGTGAAGAATGTCAGAGGTTGGATTAAGAATGCTAAAGATAAGTTATCTGGTATGAGAAGCTGGAAGAACTCTAAAGAAAAGGGTCAAGCATCTGAGTACCTAGTACAGCAAGGCTATTTACATAACTTGCAAGCTTATCTACGTGATGGTGTCTATAGGGACTTGTACTATGGTGAAGAGCGTCAATTTAAAACTAAATTTAAATGTGTCGTAATGGCATACAATAAAGATGGTACTCCTAAACGTAGTGTGGGTGTAATGTACCCAGACATAGGTGTCTATACACCAGAAATGGATAATGAGGTAAATGGCAAAAGAGCAGTTTCTAACAAAAAACAAGTTCGCAAAAATGGTAGAAGTAAAGGTAAGAGAGCACCGGTATAGCTACATGGACGCAATCATTCATATCTGTGAGGATATAGAATTGGATCTAGAAGATATACGTAAGTATGTCTCTGGATCTATAAAAGAGAAGATTGAGGTTGAGGCAATGAATCTTAATTATCTTCCACGAGGTAACACATTGCCAGTTGACTTATAATAAATAAGTCTATATAATGATCAAGTGGATAAAACATACACAAAAATATACTGTAACATACAAGGAAAATATACATGAGTTTTGCAGCACTAAAAACTAATCGCACCGACCTATCTAAGCTAGTAGAAGCCGCTAGCACAGGTCCAGGTGAACAAACTAAAACCGATAATCGAAATGACGAACGCTTCTGGCAGCCTACACGAGATAAGGCTGGCAATGGCTATGCTGTGGTTCGTTTCCTTCCTGGNGANGCTGAGGCTCCTACGCCTTGGGTACGCTACTGGGATCATTTCTTTAAAGGACCAACNGGTCAATGGTATGTAGAGAAGTCTCTTACATCTATTGGTCANGCTGACCCTCTATCAGAGAGCAATAGTAAGTTATGGAACGAAGATGGTTCCGAAGAGGCCAAGCGTATTGTACGCGAGCGCAAACGGAACNTACGTTACATTGCTAATGTACTTATTGTCTCTGATCCATCTGCTCCAGAGAACGAAGGCCAAGTGAAACTATATCGCTTTGGTAAGAAGATCTTTGATAAGATTATGGACTCTATGCAGCCTCAGTTCCCTGACGAGGCTCCTGTGAATCCATTTGATATGTGGCAAGGTGCTGACTTTACGATTAAGATTCGTAAGGTAGAGGGTTACCCTAACTACGATGCGTCTAGCTTCAAGTCTCCTGCTCAAGTAGCTGGCGATGATGATCAGCTAGAAGCTATCTACAATAAGCAACACGACTGTACTGAATGGACTGATCCTAAGAACTTCAAGTCATATGATGAGCTTAAGTCTCGTCTGGCTCTTGTATTAGGTGAGAGTGCACCACGTACTGTACGTGAGAATGTATCATTAGATACTTCTACGCCTTATGTGGCTCCTCANGCTTCTGCTCCTGCAGCAGCTGCTCCTATGGCTGCTCCTGCACCTATGGCAACAGCAGAGAATACTGCTCTTGATGAGGATGATACTATGTCGTACTTTGCTAAGTTAGCAGCTGACGACTAGTACTATACTAAGGTCCACCTATAATATTAAAGCCTCCACCATTATCAAGATCTTTGGTGGAGGTATTTGCTTGTAAAGATACAGAACCACTATTATAAGTGGTATTAGATGCATCTACTTGACCAATAGCAGTATTTTGACCAAGCATCTCACGATTAGCTGATATAGCATCTAAAGCACTAAGCTCATCTCCAGACTTTGGAGAATATGCTAATCTTTCTCTAAAATTTAAATACATGCTAGGGGGGAAAATTTCCCTTCTACCTGTTTGTAAACCATCAGAGTAATCATACTGATCTTCTCCATTATTATATCGAGCTACTGTTCCATTACGCTTAGCATATGACATGTGAGAAAAAGCTTTTAAATCTTTTTCATTAAGCCCTAGTATGTACTTACTAAATTTTTCTACTTCACCTCCACCTGACATGAATGTTAAATCTCCGCCGCCTATATCTGTGACGTATTTTTTCAATGCGTCTCTAGCAACTACTAGTCCTTTTGCATCACCTGCAAGTAAAGCACCAACCATATTATTATAAAGATTATCAAATCCACCTGATATAGTAGCAGTGTTATCCCGATCCATCGTAGTAGGCATAAAGGATAACATTGCAGCATTAAATGCTACTCCTGTTAATGCTTTAGCGGCAAATCCTAAACCTTTTCCAATAACTGATCCCTTAGTAGCATTAGCGGCTGTGTTTAATGCAGTCTCTGCTAAGTATGCTTCTGGAGCAAGTACTACACCAGCTCCTTTAAAAGTAGAGGTCCCAACTTTGTTAATTTTGTTTGAGACTGTGTTTTTTACATTGTCCATGGTCATAGCCTTAACAGGCTTTTTTTCTGCTACTTTTATTTCTTCTAATAAAGCTGCGTGACCTACATACACATTGGACATAATACTTTTATAAGCAACTCTGCCATCAGCTTGTATATCTCTATAAACACCTACCTTAGTTAAAATAGTATCAGGTACAGCACTTAACATTTTCGCATTACTTAATACACCAGGTGGCGGCCCAGTCTTAACAGGTTTTGTTACTGCATTTTCTATAGCACCAACCCCAGGTGGTTTTGCGTTACTATAGAACTGATTACCTTCTGCTACAACACTGGACAACGTTGCTGTAGAGCCTTTCTTATAAGCTCTATTTAATCTCTTTGAAAAATCCTTTTGCTGAGCTTTAAGATCTTTAGCTGCTTGAAACCTTGCATCTGCTTCTGATATCATGAGGCGTGCCTGTCTCATGGATGCAGCTCTTCTTGCCTTGGCATCTTTAGCATCTTTATTTTTTTGATACTCTGTTTCAGCATCTCGAATCAAGTCTTTTGCTCTTCGTTTGTCTGACGCTCTTCTATATCGTTCTTTATCTAGTTCTTCCTGTATACGAGCTTTTTCAGCTTTTTGCATACGTTTTAATTCATCAGCTTCTATTCTTAGTATACCGCGCCGAGTTTTAAGAGTATCATCCATAACGTTTCTTATTTTATTATATAACCCTTTAAGTATTACAGAGCCAGGAGCTAATGCTGCAAAACCGAGAGCTTTTAACCAGTTCATTGGATTCATTAAAGCCTTTACAAGATCACTTATAGCACCTGCGCCGGCTCCAATAGTACCTAGTACTCCCCTACTCTTTATGTTGCTTGGCTTTAAAGCTCTAGACTTATCTAGTCTGGCTTCTAAATCATCAAGCCTACTTCGCTCTGCTAATTTAAAAAACTTATCAAACTTAGCATCAATACTCTTAAGAGTTTTGTTACTTTCATCAGTATCGTCATTGCCTACTCTTACTAGTTCAGCTACATCTGATAAACTTGTCATACGCCTTGCTCTCTTCTCATCTGGTCTTCTTTTAACTTATTGGTCAATAACGTTACGTATATTTCCCTCTCCCACGGTAGCATCATATAAAGATCTGTTAATGTGTATTTATGGTTTTCCATTAATAAAAAATTGACATTATAGAAATTTATTAAGTCTTCATGGGAAAGGGCTATCCGAAAAAATCGTTAAGCCCCTTTAATGTGTAGTTATTATATGTATCACACCCTGTACATGTAAATTTAATGTCTTTACTTACTTGAGGGGCATTTTCAACAAACTCTCTTAACTTAGAAAATTGATCTGTAGTCAAAGAGTTAATAAACTCTATAACGCTTTCATCACTTTCATCCTGTACAACAAAATGCTCTTCTTCAGTTAATATTTTATCTAGAGAACGTAATACATTTTCAAACATATATTCAGCATATGTTTCTGGACTTGATATCTTATGGTTATTAGTACTATCTGTATAAGAGAGATGTTTCATTTCTACACTTACTTTTTCGGTAAGTTGAATAGTTCTATCTACTTCTTTTGATATAGGCACAACAATCTCATCTAGCTTTACTGTAACTTCATTCTCAGCATCACATTTGGAACACATAAAGTTAACTGATATACTTTCACCAACTGCTTTTGATCTAATGTTAATGAATAAATATTCAACATCAAACATGGTAAGTGTGTCTAAGTTAATATCTGTCTCTACACAGCTTTTAATCAGATCTGTTGTAGCTGCAGCTATCTGTTTTACATCACCAGATTCTAGAGCAATTAATAATATCTTTTCTTCTTTTACTAAGTAAGGTCTATATCTTGTCTCTTCTCCAGTGGAAGGTATTGTAATGCTGTAGTAAGGTACATCATTAATATTAGGTAGTGCCATGATTTAATCATCCTTATTATTTTGATGCCCAGTTAGTATATGATAACTGGACGCTGAGCTTAACTAGACCGTCTTGCTCATCAGTAAATTCAATTGAGTTCATTGTTGTTGGAAAAGCATCTTTTAATGTACATTCATACACAATAGATTCTCTCGTTCTTATATCTAAATCTAGATTTAATCCGAAGATTTTATCTACAGGGAAATCAAAAGCCATTCCCTTTTTAAGTTGTTTTACTCTTACTTGCTCGGTGTAGTTATTAGCATATCCTATCTCAAAAGTATCTTGATTGATAACTCTATTCTGCCAAGTTTCAAAATACTTTCTTATATTGTAATCATTCATAACATGAAAGGTAAGATTAATATCATCAGAAGCAAATCCGTTTGGCATCTTACGAGCTTTAATGCCAATTAATCTTTCCTGAGTCATTATCTGTCTACCAGGAAGGTTAACATTAGTACAGAGTATGTTAAGGTCTCTTGTGTCATACCCACCTACTGATGGTAACTCTACTAAGAACTGATTAGCAGATGCAAAACCTCTACCTTTAGATGCTACGCCTTTTAATTGATCAATATTCATCCTAACATCCTTCTTGAATCTGCATATACTTTACTACCACTAGACTTCTGCCAATCAGCAAGAGGAAGAAACGTTGCGATCTCCCATTCAGGAGCTGGCACGATAGCAAATCTACTCTTTACATGATCAGTAAGATAATGTTTAAAGCATGGAGCAAAGTATTTTGTACGAGCAGACTTCTTTAGATAGTTATAGTTAACCGCAAATCTAGTCTTCTCATCGTATGCTTTGTTATTAGTATTATCTAATAGTACATCTAAGAACTTAGCTCTGAGTACTGGAGGTAAGTAGTGTAAGTTCAAACCATAGAACCCTCCTTCAGCTTTATCAACAATAATAGTTAAAGGAAAAGAGTCATAGTATGGAAGCTTGTCTTTTGTCTTTGGATTATAAAAGAACATTGCCATAGCACCAGGCTGAAAGGTACCCTTGAGTTCAATAGGTTCTTCTTTCATAATCTGATTACGGTTGACACGCCTCATTGATTGTGCTTTCTTACGAAACCAGTCTCTTGATTCTTGCGTACGAGGAGTTATTCCTTTTCGGAATGCTTCCATCTCTAAGTTTTGAAATAAATTACTCATACCGGTATTTATGTCTTTTTTCTAGGCTTTTTCT